TGCAAACTGTTACTGACACTAATGAAGTCGTGCAGGGTGTATTCATGGGTTGCAGATATGTTGAGAATGGCGAACAGAAATTTAAATCTTTCTATCCTTCAGGTACATCAACTACTGATGCATTTGGGATAGTATCTGATGACCCAAATCAAGTCTATGAAGTACAGGCAGATGCATCTGTTACTGCAGGAGACTTGTATGGTTCTCAAAACTTTGCAGTTGCTCTAGGAACAGCAGGTTCTACATTCACAGGTAAATCTGGACAGGCTGTAGATGCTTCAACTAGAACTTCAGGAATTGCAATGGTTCGTACATTGAATCCTGTAGACGAGCCGGGTAACCAAGTAGACGTTGCTACTGAAAGAGCATTTTTAAAATTGAATGTAAGATTAGTTCAGCATACTGATAACTTTTTTACTCCAATCGTAACTGCTCCTGCAACAATAACTGCATATTTATTAGGTTAAGGGAGGAATAAACTATGGCGATAAATAGAGCTAGTATCTCAAAAGAACTTCTTCCCGGACTTAATGCAGTTTTTGGCATGGAGTATGGAGAAGTTGCTGATGAGCATAAGCCTTTGTTTGAGACAGAAAACTCAGATAGGGCATTTGAAGAAGAAGTATTATTTACAGGTTTCGGTACTGCACCAACTAAAGCAGAAGGTGCCGCAGTTTCCTTTGATGATGCTCAAGAGTCTTTCACTTCAAGATATACGCATGAGACAGTTGCACTGGCTTTTGCAATTACTGAAGAAGCAATGGAAGACAACCTTTATGATACATTTGCAAAATTAAGAGCAAAAGGATTAGCAAGAGCAATGGCTAATACTAAGCAGGTTAAAGCTGCAGATGTGTTTAATAATGGTTTTAATTCATCTTTTGCAGGTGGTGATGGTCAGCAGTTATTTTCTGCATCTCATCCTACAATAGGTGATGGTAACCAATCAAATACTTTAGGTGCAACTGACTTGTCAGAAGCTTCTTTAGAATCTGCATTGATTACTATTTCTAAAGCAAAAGATGATAGAGGTATATTGATAGGTCTTCAGACTCAATCATTGCATATACCTTCAGACTTGGCATTTACTGCAGACCAAATTCTGAATAGTACAATGTCAACAACTATTGGGGTTAATCCAACTACTGCTGCAAATGGTGCAACAAATGTTAACGACATTAACTCAATCAGAAATCAGGGCATGGTTCCGGGTGGATTCTTCGTAAATAGAAGGTTTACTGATACTAATGCATTTTTCTTGAAGACTGATTGTCCTAATGGAGCTAAAATGTTTGTACGTTCACCACTGCAGACTAAAATGGAGCCAGACTTTGATACAGGTAATGTAAGATTTAAAGCTAGAGAAAGATATAGCTTTGGATTTTCTGACTGGAGAAGTTACTATGGAGCTTCAGGTTCATCCTAATAGATAACTGTAGGTTATTAATTTAGAAAAAAAAGGGAGGGATAGTCTTTGCATCCTTCCCTATTTTTTTGTATAATAAATATATTAAGGAGAATTATATGGGAACGAATATAAGAACAGGAGCAGTTACAGGTAGTGGAGCAGTATTAGATACTCTTTCAAGTGTAACAGTTGCTGATACAAGAGTAAGAAGTATTTATTATAGTGGTGTTGGAACATTTCTTATTACAGGAAGTCAAACAGATGAAAATGGAAGTACTTCAGGAAGTAATATAAAATTTGTTGGAACTACTAATGTAGATGCAGGGGATATTTACATACCTGATAATGGTGTAAGAATGATAGGACCTGTTAAAGTTTCTGCTCCTACATCAGCAAGTACTGTGACAGTTTTTTATGGCTAATTATACTTACTTAGTAAATGATATAATTGAAAGCACAGAGAATGATAACTCTGACTTTGCTAGTGCTATACCTAAGTTTGTGAATAGAGCAGAGTTAAGATTAACTACAGATTTAGATGATTATGGTTTGGTTACTTATACATCTGTAGCAGTTTCTAGTGGTAAAAATACTATTATACTTCCTTCAGGAACTCGTATAATAAAAAATGTAAATATAAATAATGCAGGAACAAAAATAAATTTAGTTCAAAGAACTGATGAGTTTATAAATGATTATTGGTCTGTTAGTGCAAGTACAGGAACTCCTGAGTATTATGCAAGAAGAAATAATACAACTATACTTATTGCACCAACTCCTGTATCAACTGTAGATGGAATAGTTGCTCATATATCAAGACCTGTAACTTTAAGTTCTGCATCTGATACAAATTATTTTTCAGATTTTTGTTATAATGCTTTGTATAATGCATCTATGATAGAAGCATTACTATTTATGAAAAATTATGAAGCAATATCTGTATATGAATCAAGATATAAAGAAGATGTTCTTGCTCTTCGTAACCAAGCAAGAAGAACTAGAAGAGACGATATGCAGTCACCTGCAAATCCTGCAGGAGGAGATAATGCTATTTTACAAGGGAGTTTATAACAATGGCAATGACTAAAGCAGCAAAAATGGCAATGGAATTAATGAGAAAATCTATGCCTTCTAAATCAATGAATAAAAATGATGCCGCAAGAGTTGAAGCGGCAATAAGAAAAAATCCAAAACTTTATAAGGGATTAACACCCTCTGAAGTTTTAGATATGCTACCACCAAAAGGAATGACAGGTAAAGTTATTGGTATGCCTATAAAAGGAAAGATGACTAAAAAATCTTTTGGAGGTATATTAAAAGCTGGTAAAAAAGTAGTTGATACAGTAAAGAAAAAAATAAATAAAAAAGATTCTAAAGGTAATACAATTTCAATATTTGGTAAACCAAGTGCTAATCAAACTAAAACTAAAAAAGCAACTAAAGAACAAAGAACTACAAGACGAGAAAAGGCAAAGTCTTTAGCTAAAGGCACAATAGGAACTGTTGCAGCATATGAAGGTGCAAAAGCTTTAACAGGTAAAAAATCTCAATTACAATCAGAACCTATGTCTAAACCTACAAAAAAACCTAAACTTAATGTAATGAAACCAAAGCCAAGACCTAAAAAGAAAACTAGTGGTGTAACATTTGGATTTGAAGTTATACCTAAAGGTGGTAAAACTAAAAAATTTAGTGGTGGTGGTAAAATAGGTGGCATGAAAGTAGGACCTGCAACACCTAACAGACTTTACTAGGAGAATATTATGGTAGCCAAATTAGTAAAAGGTGTTAAGGCAGGTATTAAAGCCTTATCAAAAACTGAAAAGAAAATTAAAGCTCCTAAACCAAAAGGTATTAAAGAAGGTAGTTCTGAGTTTAGAGCTATATATGCTAAAAAGTTTAAAGAAGCTAAAGCTAAAGGTCAGAATAGAATAAGTATTAATAATGTTTTAAAAAGGTCTCCTGATGGTAAGGGTCATCAAGATACACCTAAAAAAGCTTTTTACATGGTTACAAGAGGTAAGGCAAAGAAAAAAGATTTAACAGGTCTTACTGATAAACAAAAAATGGAAAGAAAAGCCTTAATATCTGATGCTTCAAAAAAGTTAAAAGGTCAGAGAAAAGATACTGAAGGTATGGGTGAGAAGGGAGCAACAGTTAGATTGTCTGATAGAGTTCAATCTATTAGTCCTAAAGGTAAAGAAAAGTCTCCTGCTCAGATTATAAAAGAAGGAAGAGTAAGTCCTGTTACTCGCAGGTATGGTAATCCTAATCTTATGGAAAGAACAGATGCCGCACCTCTTCCAAAGATGAGTAAAGAAGCTAGAAGAATGAGAAGAATGGCTCAATTAAAAGTTCTTCCTAAAGGTTTCTTTAAAAATAAAACAGAAGAGTTAGATGTTATAAGAGGTGACATACCTCCAAGACTTACTGCTTCTCAAATAGCAAAAGAGTTTAGAGAAAATGTTTTACGAGGAACTAAAACAGTTAAAACTCCTCAAGGTAAAGCTAAAGTAACAGAACTTGCAGTTCCTGCTTCACAAGAAATTAAAAAGTTTCCTAAAAGAAAAACTTTAAGTATAGGAGATAAATTAAAAGGTACACTTGCAACTGAAAGAAATATTAAGAAACAGATTCTTAAAGTTAATAAGGGTGACTTTGGAGGACCTAATAAAAGTTTAGTAAGTGATGTACCTAATCGACCTATAGGTAAAAAAGAACAGTTGGTTGAAAAAGGTGTAGCTTATGATAGAAAAAGTAAGACTGCAGAAATATTTAAATTTAGAAAAGATGAAATTATAAAATATAGAAAAGCTTTAGATAGTGCAGAAAAAAGTCTTATGTCTAATCCTGCAAAGGCAACTCTTAATGATTTAAAAAGTAGAAGTGTAATTAAAAATGCTACTAAAGGTAGTCCTTATGGCACTATTAAAAATAGAGTTAGTAAATTAATTGAAAAGCAAAAAGAACTTAAACCTAAATTAATAGGAAGTTTAAGAATGAAGCTTGACAATTTACAAAATAGAAAACCTGCAGCAAAAGGTGTAAAAGAAAAGTTTGGTGTAATACCTAGAAAGAAAGGTGGTATGCTAAACTATAAAG